TCCTTTCACAGACATAGCGCCTCCTCATTCGAGATGGATGCGGGGTTTTCCGTTGAACATGTCATAGCGGGTAACGGTCAGGTTCTTACCGTCGTAGTCGACGCTGTCGTTTCGGCGTGGCTGGTAAAGCTCAGAGAAAACCACCAGCGAAGTACCTGTTCCCGACAATGGCCCCATTTCATCGAGTTGCTCGGAGGGAACAACGTCATAGCTGCCGCCATTGATGATCGCTGTCTTTCCCATCTTTTTTATGGTGGCCGCGTCCATGCGCGCCGCCATCCGGTCAAAGGGGTTAGGCATTGATCTTAACTTCAACAACGGTGGTGTTTGCCCCAGCATCTTCCCAGGCGATGCCCGCGGCAACGGCGTCCGTTTCTTCGATCGTGATTTTGCCGTCCTTCAGATACACCTGCGACCCGGCAGTAACCGCATCTGCGGATACTTTTGGCAAGAGGAAAACACCCTCAGTAAAACCGTCCCCGGTATCGCCAGCCGGGATATCGGTAATTGCTACCGCGATAAGTTTTCCGACAACAACCGGGTCACCGCTGTGAATATCAGTTGCACCACTGTTTACCAGAGAGATAGTTTTCCCGCCCTGCGCATAGTTCTTAGCCATAATTTCTCCATTCAGCCCCTTGCGGGGCTGGTTTCAGGTATAAAAAAAGCCCTTACGGGCGTCTGTTTGTCAGGACTGTTTTTTACTGACCAGTGGATTTGGTCATGCCGCGATAGTCCAGCGGCGCCACACCGGCATCAATACGCACTTTCGTGGCGATACCGTCAGTCGTGAAGCCTTCCTGCTGATCGATGTATGGCGTGTCGACGCCGTTGAGATAAGCGACCTCGATGGTGTCGGTGCCCTTCGCGGCAGCCAGATACCAGGCTTTCGCATCAGCTTCATCCAGGCGTGGTTCGGCAATGACTTCTGCAAAGTTCTGGATAGGGTTAACGATCCCGGCATTGATGTCTGCACCTTTAACACTGGCCGACTTGATGGTCTGATTTGCCAGAGTTTCCAGGGCGACGGGCACCAGCATGTAGGCCGGACGGATATTCAGGGTTCGCTCCCCCTCCTTCTGCAGACGCATCAGCTTGCGCGATTCGTCCAGGCTGGCCACAGAAATTGCGCCCGAGCTCAGGTTCTTGTGATCGGCATGGAACAGCGCCTTTCCGTCTGAGAGTTTCGGGTTTTTGGTCAGAATGGCGTAAACCAGATCGCCAATCGTTGCTTTCGCCGCGCGCCCCATCTTCATCGGTACGTCGGTAAGCTGGTTCAGATCGTCGTTGATGATCGCCTGGCGGGTTACTGAGAAGATTTCACCATACGTGGCAAGCGCGATGGTTTCGCCTTTGTCACTGGTAGTGATGTACTTGTACTCAGCCCCTTCGCGAACCTGTCGCAGAGAAGGGAAACCACCCATGCCGACACGATGCGCCGTTTTGAAGTCCGACAGCTGGCCTTTTTTGGTCCACTGTTCGAAGGTTTCCTGCGCCTCGTCCCAGCCCTGAATCAGCGCTTTGTTCGCAACATCAAGCAGAATGTTGCCAAAGTCAGAGGTGCTGTGGGTCAGCGCCAGGCCAACCATCTGCATCGGGTTGTAGCTGGCCACGCCGATACCTTTTTCAGTCAGGGCCATACGCGCATACTCGCGCAGCGTCATACCGTTATAAACGTTATCCCGCTCCTGACCTTCGAACCCGGCACGCGCCATCAGTGCCTGGCGAATACCATCCGCGACGAAGTTACCATTGCCCGCATGAATATGCGGCTGGGTGGTTTTATTGGACGGCGTGGCCGTTTTACCGAGTTCTGCCAGCAGCAAATCTTTCGCCTTATCGACGGAACAATCAGGGTCGGCCACACACTGATTCTGCAGTTCCGTGTGCTTATTGCCGAACATGGCAAAGAGATCGCCGATAGCGTTAACACGGGCTTTCTGCTCAGCCAACACCTGCGCGCGGATCACATTTTCATCCGGTGCCGGGTCTGTTTTTGCCTGCGGTGCCTGAGGCTGGGTAATAACCGGGTCACGCTGGGTAGTGTTGCGCGGCGGGGTGATCATGTTGCGAATGCTTTTTGGCATTTTTTCAAATTCCTCAATACGTTTTGAATGAATACAGGCCATAGCCTGAAGGGATGGTGTCACCTGGTCGGCAAAACCCAGTTCAAGGCACTCGCTGCCGTTCATCCAGGTTTCGTCCTCCAGCATTGCCGCAATTTCTTCGGTGGATTTTCCGGTTTTCTGCGCGTAAGCCGGGATAAGAACGGATTCAACCTTGTCGAGAAGATCCGCATAGTCGCGCATATCGCTCGCGTCACCACCAGCAAACCCCCAGGGCTTATGGATCATCATGCAAACCTTTGGCAAGAACACATTGATTTAAAGTGATTTTTTTATCACACTAACTACTTTACATATGGACTGCTAAACACACAGCAATACACGACTAAACGGCAGGTGAGTTATGACTCGTAATGAATTCGCTACGAAAATTACTAATATCTTTTCTTCAATAGACAATACCCTCCACAATTTGCAATACACCCCTCCCAGAACAATTGATCCATACCGCCTAAAAAACTTCGTTGTTTCGCTTGAAAAAATGTCCGAGAATCTCGCGACAATTAATAAATACAACATCTACTCCAACCCACAAGCCTATTCAACTGAAGAAAAAAACGAAGTCATAAATATAATAAATTCAATCGATAAATACCTTTCGATATCTGATGGTGACTCTATTTCAGAAGAAGCGCTAAAACAATTAAGGCGCATTGGAGAAGAAACAATAAAATATGCAAGAATTGCTCATCTAATTTCGTCTTTTGAAACCCAAGAGAGACTGAGCAATAGCATAGAGAACAAACTCAATGAAGAACTGCAAAAAATTCAAGACATTAAAAATGAAATTGAAGCAAATGTTGCAAGCGTCAAATCCATGTTAAAATCAAGCGCAAATGCAAACGAGAAAATCATTGAACTAACAAATAACCTCAAAGATGAAAACCAGACGGCAGCATTCCACAGCGCACAAATAGAATCAATATCAAATAAAAGCAAATCTTTATTTAGCAATATTGAAAGCATCCATGAAACACTCAATAACGCAGACATTTCATTAAAAAGCATATCATCCAAATATAACCTAAATTATGAGGAAATTAAAAATCTTGCGGACACGAGCAAAGCGAAAATACAAAGTATTTTGGATAAGGCAGATGAAGTATCCCAATTAAAACGAACCATTTCCGCAGAACTATCTGCTTCGCATGATCTTTTAGCAAAGGCAAAGTCAGCACTGAATTTATCTGGGACATACAGATTGTCTCGCCACTTCAAAAGTGCATATGAATTAGCCAACAAAAACAAAATGATATGGGCTATTATAACTATAATCTCATCCTTTATTTGCATGCTATTCATTGGATATGTACTTTATGAAATGCATATGATAGGAAGCGTGCCACAAAATACGCAAAACACTCACATAATCCTGCTATTTGTTGCAAGATTATCCATGATCCCAATACTATTAGGTTTTTTTGCATTTAGTGCAATGCAATATGTCAAGCAAAACAATATTAGTGAAGATTACGCACATAAAAAATTATTATCTGAAACATTAATTTCATTCAAACAAGAAATTGAACGAAATGGTTCTGATAAAGCTTCTGTTTTCATGGATAGCATTCTTAAATACCTGTTGAACTCACCATTGAGCACCTCAGATAGAAAGTCTCATCAATTAGAAACAAACAAAATTAATGACCTAATTAGTACCACAACCAAAATAAACAAAGAAATACTCGATTTAGTCATACCAAAAAAAGAGTCTAAAAAGGATAAGAAAGAATAAGAATCACCTACGGCGCTAAATATTATACCGCCGTAGGTTTTATTTCCTTAGAATATTTTTTAGGTACTTTATTTAATAGCAACGATCTGTTTTAAGGCTAATTTCAAATCGTAGATCTTTTTCTTACTATTGCTACCCGGTAAGCTCTCCAGACCTTTTAAACGTTTTGAAATAGTATGCCTGTGTAAGCCTGTTATAACAGATAACTCGCTAATTGTTACTTTTATCTGGCGCATAACACCTCAAGATGATGAACAAAAAACATACAAACCATCATCTTTCCGTCTTCGATGAATATCTATCTATAAAAATCATAAAGTTACTGAATGATGATGATGTCTATGAAATCCAAAAACTATCCTTTCTCCGCGATGCCGCCGCCCCGTGGCAGGCATCCCCGCCGGGAGTACCTTTTAAAAAAGGGCAGCATCTGCCGCCCTCCTGTCGTCATGCCGCCCCGCTCGACTTCACCATGCCCCGATAATCCAGCGCCGCCACGCCAGCATCGATACGCACCTTCCATGCAATACCGTCCACAGTGAAGCCCTCCTGCTGTTCCAGATACGGCACGTCCATTCCATCCAGATATGCCACCTCGATAGTGTCGGTGCCTTGCGCTGCAGTGACGTACCACTCCTTGTTGTTGGCCTTGTCCAGTCGCGGCTCAACCACTACCTGCGCCATATCCTTCACGACGTTGATAATGCCTGGGTTCTGGTTCAGCATACCGTTCTGGTCTACCGGGAACAGCGAAGATGATGACAGTACAGCTCGATTGGCTGCGCCTTCCAGCGCGGCAGGCACAAGGATATAGGCCGGGATAACATTAATAGGATCGCCTTTCGCATCCTCCTGCAGACGCATAGCCTTACGGGCCTCATTGAGTCCGTCTGTATCAATCCCTTTAGCGATGAGGTTTTTATGGTCGGCGTGGAACAACGCTTTACCATCTGTGAATTTGCTGTTGGCGGTCAGTTGCAGGTAGACCAGATTGCCAACCGTTCGTGCGGCGGCACGCCCCATTGCCTGTGGAATGGTCGTGAGCTGGCTCAGGTCATCGTTGATAATGGCCTGGCGTGTAACAGAGAAGATGTTTCCATAGGTGGCCAGCGCGATCGGCACACCGCTGTCGCTGGTAGTGACATATTTGTATTCAGCACCTTCCGGGACTTTATCCAGTTCTGAAAAACCATTCAGACCGACACGTTTAGCCTCATGGAAATTCGACAGAGAACCGGTCTTTGTCCACTGCTGGAAAGTTTCCCCGCTGTTCTGCCAGCCAGTCAGCACCGACTTTTCAGCACCACCAGCCAGGATATGAGAGAAATCACTGGTGCTGTGCGTAAATGCCAGGTTCACGATCTGCGAGCGATTCCCGAAACCACTGACGCTGATACCGCGATCCACCAGCGAAGCCTGCGCCATTTCAAACAGACTCATCATGGCGTAAGGGTTTCCCCTTTCGGCGCGTTCGTGACCCAGACGGGCAAAAAGCCCCTGGCGGATAGCATCGCCGGTAATGTTGCCGTTACCTGCGTAAATGTGCGCGTTACTGGTTTTATCCGACGGGGTCGAGGTCTTACCCAGTGCGGTCAGCAGCATGTCTTTTGCTTTTTCAGGCGTGCAATCTACATCCTCCAGACACTGCATCTTGAGAGAATCATGCTTGCCGCCGAACATGGCAAACAGATCCTTAATCCCGTTGATGCGGTTCTGTTCCGGTACAGCGCTACTGGTGGAACCTTTCGGGCTG